AGAAGATCATCCAAATCATTGAAGACATCAGAAACATTTTTGTTATTTTCACCTACTTGAAGTGCTGCTTTGATTAGTTCTTCTAACTTGTCGTAGTTTTCAAATTCTCCACTATCCAAAATCTTTTGTGATTTTGTGATAGCTTTCTGGAGTTCTTGTTGTTTACAAAACTTAAGAGCTTTTTCTTGAACAAACGCGGTACCGTCACTTGGTGCTTTTTGAATCTTAGTGATTGTGTCATTTAAGATTTTCAACATCAACTCTTGAGGAAATTCACTCTTCACTATTTGAAATAAAGTTTCAAATGATGGTGAACACTCATACTTTATGTAGTATTCTTTGATGAGTTGAACAAGTGTTTTGAAATACTTGTTTTCGAAGTGTGTTGGCTCTAAAACATCAAGGATGGTATGTGAAAATTCTTTTTCTACAATCAGTTGATTTATGAGTTGTATTTGAAATGTTTCACCTAAATATTCGAAATTCCTTGACATGTTTTATATGTTTTTATGTTTTTATGTTTTTATAAATACAATCAAACTAGACTATAGTCAAGGTAATTTGTCTCTAATTCTTCAGATGAAAATATGTCAGTTAGGTCTCGAAGTACACTTTTTACTTGCTGGCGTATATCTACGGTGTATCTTATTTTAGGTGGGAAAATTTTTGCATCTAACGATCTATGACAAATTGTCATATTATCTTTTAAAATTTTAAAGTAAAAAACTTCTGGGCCTTCGGTCATAGAGGTTTCTAGTATGGATGGATCCTCCATAATTTCATTAGCTAGATCCATCATATAAACAGTTGTTCTCATTTTTTGATCGAGTAAAAACTCATGAGAAAAATCCCTAAGATATTCATATACATCCATAGACCTCTCGGCATCTTTGTTGTAATTTTTTACGTTAAAATATCTTTGAATTACAATATTATTATTAAGTGTAATCAAAAATTCTAACTTTACTAATTCTTGTTCTTTCATAATTTCTTTGATTTAATTAAATATAAGGTGTTTTTTTGGTTTTTCAAATTTTTTTGTTAATTATTTTGTTCTCTGTTGAATTTTCTTTTTTCTTTACGAGTTAGTTTCATAAAGGGACGAATGAACTCAACAAATCCTTCGTCCGATTTTGGTATGTATTTAAAAAATCCATCTCGGGTCATCATTCTGATTACGTTCTTATAACTCCTTCCCTCTGGATCTATGTTTTCTCGAATGTGTTCGTCCACCAGATCTTTTGCTTCTTGTGTGATCATCGGATCTTGTAAATCCATAATCAATTTTCTTTTGATAAAATATTGTTCTCCACTTGTTTCTTTTTTACAGGTTCCATTGATTAAGTTTTCAAGTCCTATAACTTTTTTTGTTTCACAAATTTGTTTTGCTTTTGACAAAATATTGTCAATTGAGGTCGGGATTTCAAGTACCTCGGGAAAAAATTTTACAAGTTTTTTTTCTCCAAAGTTCATTATACCAAAAACATTATCCGATTTGTCTCCGAGTAAAATTTTCACCACCAATAGATTACAATGTGGAACTTCAATATGGTCTAATTTGACCTTGTCGTCTTCGTAGAAGTACTTTTTATGAATAGGTGAGTACACACATACCCGAGGACTTAAAAGCTGCAGGAGGTCTTTATCTGAAGAAAAAATGGTAATGGTTTCTTTGGTCGCCCTATGACAATAATAAGAAATCAAATCATCTCCCTCATTGTACGACACCCTTAATTGTCGAATAAAAAATTCTTCTAGATAATTTTGAACTTTGTTTCGTTGAATGTTGAATGATTCCTTTTGAAACTCATTGAGTCGCTCCTTACGGTTTAACTTGTAGTCTGGGTATAATTCTCTACGTCGTTGTGAGTTATGGTCACCATCCCAGACCACGAAGACTTTGTCGTAATCGTGTTCGTCCAGTTGTTTTCGAATTGCGTTGATGAAGTGGAAAAGTCCTCCGATGTGATTTCCATCGACAAAAAATTCTCTGACACCATAGAATCCGAGATTGAATAAATTATCTCCATCGATCAATAATGTTTTCACTCTTGTTCATGTTCAACTTCTGTTTCTTCCTTGAGTGTAAACTCACCATCTAAACCTAGAATTTCTTTCCAATAATCAGCATATTCTTTTTTGTATTTCTCAACCGATGTTTTTTCTTCTGCTGTATCTTTTCCTGAAATAAACCCATGAGGTGTCACAATAATTTTTCCATCTTCATATCCCAATCCATTGATATGATTTTTCAAAACAGAAATTTTGGTTCTAGACGCAAACTTCACTGTTCTTTTGTCTTTTGTGGCTGTAATCTTGGTAGTACCAGCACCTTTTTGGTTTCCAAATAGAAACACAATCGAGGAATTTAACCAAATGGATTCACCACCTTTACTTTTAATTTTAGGTTGACCAAATGGATTGTCGGGAAGTTCTACCCAAGGTTGAGCAACAATCAATAGAGTATTTTGAAACTTGGATTCGGCTTTTCTAGATCCTGAGATTCTTTGGTTAATACCCATACCAATCTTATCTGAAAGAACGGATGCATTATGTTGTTTACCACCTTTACCGTCAAATGTCATTTTACAAGGTACAGAACCGACACTATCCCAAAGAAAAACTAGATCGTAATCAATCTCACCCTTTTCTTGTGCATCAAGTAATTCATTAATGTAATCGGTGATCTGTTCAATGTATTGAAAGTTATTATTGAATAGGAAAAATCCTCCCCAGTCTATTTCACCCGTTGATTCATCCACAACTTCTTCACATTCAAAACCCATCATTTTAGCATGTCCAAAATCCCATTTTTGTTCAGTGATAATGAAGACAGGTAAAACATTTCTTTTCTGCGCGTCAATTGCTGACTTGATCAATGCTGTTGTTTTACCCGTATCTGAGTGTCCTAAAAACATATTAATATGTCCGATCGCAGGACCAGGAAGTCCCACAGCATCTAAGAACTCACGACCTAAATCGAAATATTCTTGTTGTTTGTATTTTGCTGATGTTGAAAATTTTTTCTTAATATCAGAAAAATCTTTTTTCTTAATTGCCATAAAATTAAATTAAATGTGTTGGAATATGAATTTTGTTGATCCTACGTTCGTGTCTTCCGCCTTCGAACTTGGTTTCTAAGAAATAATCTAAGATGTCTATTGCATCTTCTGCAGAGACGAACCTGGAAGGTATACATAAAACATTTGCGTTATTATGTAACCTTGCCAAGGTCGCTATCTCTGAGTTCCAACAAATTGCCGCCCGTACATTTTTCCATTTGTTGGATGTAATTGATGTGCCATTACCAGATCCGCACAGTAGAATACCGATGTTATCGGGTTCATTTGAGATTTTTTTACTTACCTTGTGTGCATAATCTGGGTAATCGACCGCTTCATAGGTGTCGGGGCCAAGATCCTCGACAACTAAACCATTCGATTGTATTCTATTCACAAGGAGTGCTTTTAAATCAACACCCGCGTGGTCTGATGCAATGTATATCTTTGACATTTGTTTTTTAGAAAGGTAGATCTTCGTCTGGTTCTGCGTTAACTTGAGGGTCTTCGTATGCTGGTGCTCCTCCCATTGAAGTTTCCGCTTCGGTCGAGTTACCATATACATACTTATTTTGATTGGGATCCCACTTTGGTGTTTCACCTCTAGAAATAGCTTCAAGATACTCAATTGGTTTTTTGGAGTACACATCACCCCAAGTCAATTCATCCGCCAACCACTCTTTTTGAATTTTAGCATCACTGTGTAGGGAACTTGGATCGTCGTGCATAATGGTTTGAATTGCGGTGTATTCTTTACCAGTGTTAGATTTTTCTTTTCTCATTTCAATAATCAAATCACGACCTTTTTTTGGATCTGTAATATCACCCTTCTGTCTCCAGATTGGAATAATTTTATCCAGAATACCATCGTTTTTGTAATTGTGTTTGAACCTCCAGAACTTTACACCTTCTTCTTCAGCATCACGATCAATCACCTTCACGATATAAAACTTCCTAGAGTTATATTGTTTTGCTAACTCTTTATCAGATTCTTTGCCTGTAGCTCTCAACTCTTCATAGAGTTCATTCAACGGAGATCTTTCGTTGTCGTTTTTTCCTGGGTCAAAAAGTTTGACCCATTTACCACCGACTTGTAGTTCGTGATAGTATACTTCTTTGAATGGTGAAGATCCATCTGTTGTAGGAAGAATCCTAACTCGTTTTTGTCCTGTGGACGAATTTTGTGGGAGGATGCAAGCGAAGTATTTCTTCATTTTTTCCTCTTGAGATAAACCATCACCTGATTGGTTTTTCTCGTACTGTGCCAATACGGCGTCTAATGAACTCATCATGTTGTTTGTAAAAATTTAAGTTGGTTAAAAATATAAAATAAAAAAAGGGTCTTTATGACCCTTTTAATATAAACAAGTATTTCAAAAAATCAATAATAGGATTTGAAATTAGAGGGTGGTGGTGGTAATGTAATGTCAAAACTTTTCTTTACATCCGACGGTACAATATTCTCAACCTCATCAGAAGTTAAAATGTATTCATTTTTTCCAGACTTTTCGAGATCTTCTTCTTTCTCATCGAAAAAGTCTGTAAGTTTTTGATTAAACGGGCCAGAGTCTAGACTTCTTAACTCTAATTTTTCTTGGGCGGTTTTTGGTCTGTATTTCTCAACTTTCATTTCCAATGAATTAATTTTGTCGATAAGTTGATCCATTTCACCAACTTTAGATTGGAGTGTGTCCAATTGTTTGAACATCTTATCAAAATATTCTTCTTGTTTGGTTTCAATTCCTTTTTGTGCATTAACAAGATCCGTTATATCAAGTTCTTCTGAACCTGACTCTGTTTCCATATTTTTGCCATCAGATCCGATTTTTTCAACTTCAGCATCTTGAGCAACATCAATGACTTCTGGGGTTGGTGGTTCTTGTGGTAAGGTAGGATCCATTGGTGCTCCAGGTAATGGTGCTTGTCCCATAGCATTTGGATCCATTGGTGCTCCAAGTAGTGGTGCTTGTCCCATAGCATTTGGATCCATTGGTGCTCCAGGTAAAGGTGGTGGTGCCTCTTGTTCCGTCACATATTTGTTGATTTGGTAGTGACGTTTAATTTCTTGAATTATTTTTTTATCTATAGACATGTTTTATCCATTTAGTAATTGTTTTATTCCATGAGATGTTTCAACTTGAATTTTTCTATTTGTTCTCATAGTATTATCTACTCTTTCAATTAACCCATCTCTTTCTCTTACAGTATAACAGTCTCCAGTGTCCAAGTCACAAACTTCACTAAAACCATTACCAACTTGTTTTTGGGTGTATCGTGTTCTTTTGCCCAAATAGTTGTCCAAAATATTTTGTAGTTCCATAATTTTTTTCATTATAAATATACGATAGTTCAATTAAATCAAATTGAATTCTTTAAGTTTTTTATAAACCTCTTCTCCGATTGTTAAGAATTTAGTGGTCGAATTTTTATTTAATTCCTTCCATTTTTTAAAGTCCTCTGGTGTTTTGAATCTTTTTTGTGGCCAATAGTAAGACCATAATGTGAGCATATGTGTTATAAAGTCAGCCTCCGTTTCCCACCTATTGTTATATCCTATATTGTTGTCCGCGAGAAGTAAATTATTTGTGTTTGTAGTGAAATATAAGTTTTTAATAAATTCTATTGATTTTTCAAAACTAGAAAACGTTGCGTAGGGAACCCTTTTACCGTCGGGAGATTCTTTACAAGTATAAACATTCAACATATAATTATTTAAACCTCCGTA